AGAGCTTGCGATTGTATTAATAGTGCCAAATGACTGCTTGTTAACAATAACTGTGCCACTGAGCACACCACCTGTCTTATCATACTTGTTATCTAGAGAGCTTAATGCGGCGTTACCACTGGATAAAGCAGTTGTACCTACAACTAACGCTGCGTTACCAGAAGCCTGCGCCGTTAGTGCCGCACTAATACCCGCATTACCTGAAGCTAAAGCAGTAGTCCCGACAACTAACGCGGCGTTACCACTAGCTTGTGCGCTAGTCGCAGTATTATCAACTATGTAAAAAGGTCCGCCCATAGCATTATGGGCAGTACATTGATAATAGAGGACGCTAGGGGCATCAAACTGGACATTCCAAATTAATGTTCCGTTCTGAACATCGTTATTCGTAATTCCAGCGTTATATTGAGTTCCGACAGAACCGTTAGGCGTAGTTTGCACCCTAAAAGGGTGTGCATTCATAGTGTTTGTAAATTTATACTGCTGCCCACGGACCAAATAAATTAAGGGATCGTTCTCCCCTCCACTAAACCCAGGACCAGTAAATGTATAATCGTTAGTACCGTTTGCACCAAGAACCCACTCAGATGTGTATATTGCTTTATCTAAGGCAGCATTACCAGAAGCAAGCGCTGTTACCCCTACGCTAATACCAGCGTTACCACTAATTTGAGCTGAACCGTCAATTCCTAATTTATCGCCAACATAAATAAGCCCACTCGGGGCGGCTGCAAGTTGAACCGTAGTATCACCAGCAGGTAGCTCTGAGAAGAGCCCGCTAATAATAACCAGTGGTTTACGAGCGGCCATGGTTCTACAATTCTAAATTCAGTATAGCGACGCTAAGTTAAAAGAGTCGGAGGTAAAATCTCAACTTCAATTTCTGTTGTGCTGAATGCTTTACCTAAACCAACTAAAGCTTGATATTGATCAGTACCAGAAGCAGTAATTGAACCGGAAGCTGTCGCGTAACGAGTTAGCTGGCCAGTATATTTCGACAAAAAGTAATACTCGCCGGGTACGAGTGAAGATTCAGCCGTAATATTTGCTGCAGATACGACTGCTATATCATCTACGTTCACAGCCACGCCGGAGGTAACTCCTGCATCACCTGCCGTAATTCCGATAGCACCATAGTTAAAAGGTGCAATTCCACTCAAAGCGCTAGCTGGAAAAACTAAAGCTCCACTTACGTAAACAACTTCACCTTGAATTAAATTCGAACCCGCTGTAAAGTTTTGTGTTGTGGGTAGCGAAGTTGTGACTCCGACACCGTTTATCAGAAAAACTTCGACTCCGGCAGGAGAAAACGACGTATATTTACGATTAAAAATGGACCTATCGGCCATGGCCCTTTAAATAAGTACTTCTAGTTTAATCATACCACTGAGGTAAAGTATTAAAGTGGTACGGTAACAAAAACAGGACGACCAATTTCAATATTTATACCGGAACTAGAAACAGCTCGACCAAGAGGGACAAGATACGCGGAAGAAAGAGCAGAAGCATTAAGTTCTGTTTGAAACGCAGTATACGAGGGTTGAATAGTCCCAGATGTTATGGACAGATAAGGAATATCTCCTGCTGTTTGACCTGAAAAAATATACTGGATACTGTCTTTGTCTACGCGAACAAGTCCTTGTGCAGACGCAGAATCCAGTGCGACACCGATACATTTAGCGTTACTTAGAGTTGCAGCAGAAGAGGGATAAATAGTTCCGCTTGACCCTACAGTTACGGGCTGGCCTGCAGTTATAGATGTTAGAGCCCTAAAACTTACAAGCGCCATGTTAAAAGCATATCTAAGTAAAGTTTAGCCTTTACCTTGACCACGTGATTTTTTACGTCCGTGGTTCGGTTTAGAGTGAAGTCCATTACCTTGCTTAGTCCGCTTAGGCTTGGAGTCGATTTTATTAGTGGGGGACTTGGCTGACATAAAAAAGTGGTTTAGGAAATGATACTATTAAACCCAGGACGTGCCATCCCAGACTTTTAGAACACTTGTACCGCTGTCGTACCAAAGATTACCTTGCTGACTAGGTGCCGGAGCAGCAGCACCATAAGCGGCGTTTCTAACAGAACCAGTTTCGTACCAACCAGAACTTGTGGCGTCGTAGATAAAGAGATTGCCTAGTAGCTGGTTGAACCACAGGGTGCCGTCCCTTGGGGGCGAATTTAAACCAGCGCCGGATGGAGGTAGTTCTGACTTGACCGCAATTGCTTCAGAGTTGGTTTGGTACCAACCGTCGGCAGATACGCCAGTTCCACTTGCATAAATAAATAGACGCCCCTCATTGGTATCGAACCAAAGCGCACCTGGATTATACCCTGAACCAGGTGACCCAGAAATGACTGTGGGACTGGTAACTAGGCCAGAAACGCTGACACGACTACCGCTGTAAACGACATTTGTACTACCTTCGCCAACAACGCCAATATTAATAAGAGAGGAGCCACCGCTAGTAGTTATATAAACACCAGATCCGCCCACGATGCCAGAAACTACAGCCGAAGCTTGAGTTGAAATACCTGAAATTGTGAGATTTAAATCTTCTAGGACTTGAACGACCCCGTCAAAGTTAGCGGCATAACCGCTGGGGTCCATCATAAAACTTACAGTTCCCACACCGCTGACCGTGTAAATAATATCTGTTACAACGTCAATTATACCCCGAAAATTCGCTTCATGAAGGGCCTTTCTGGAAGGGTAGTGGATACACGCCGCCATCGTATATTTACCCGAGAATACTCTAGTTTAGACACTACCTTCGTATTCTAAAGATTTTACCTCTTCTTGAGACTATATAAATCAACCGGATGTTTAAAACCTTCTTCAGCAATCATCCAAGCTGGAATATTTAAAATTTCAGCTTGACGTTTGCACTCTTCCCAAAAAGATAAATCAGGAGCTGCTTGCTTTTCTAAAACAGCAGAAGGCACTACGACCATGGTTTGCTCTAGAAATGAAGTGGATAACTACATACTAACAGGGAATGTAAAGATATGTCAAATATTTGGCAGGCCACGGTTGATTTTGAGTCATACTAAAATCAAAAAACCTTGCTGGAACTGGAAATTAGTCTTGAATTGCGCTTTAAATGAAATCTTTAAATATATTTAAAAATTAAATTAGTAAAACTACTTCTAAATGCGACTTTGCCCGCCCGCAAGTAAAAAGTCTTTAAATAAACGTATCACCTAGCAATTTCCGACTCGAAACGAAATAGTAAAAAAGAAGTTTAAATTCTATGTCGAACCCAGAAACACTATGCTATGGTGAGGCACATACCTCACTGTGAGCATGATCTACCTGGATTCTTACGTTGCCGTCTTTGGGCTGATTGTCCGCACTCCGCCGGACCCGCCAGAAGGGCCAGTCTTAAAAGAATACGATTTAGACTCATTTAGAGTCGTTGAGCAGGCCAAAACAGCCACGCTGCACTGCAAATGCAGCCGTAGCGACCCCTTTACTCTCTCCCTTGCGGATCTGTCGCGGATCCACCCTGTAAGGGGCTTCTATGCTTGCCCAACGTGCTTACAAGAGCTTCATTCGGCTCGTACGGTCGCTCAAAAAGTTGCTGTCTGGTTACGACAGAACAACCCATCCATAACACCCTTAAAGCACCTATTTCTCCCCAATAACTTGACCCGCTTTATGGATCCAGAATCCAGATTGGCTACGAGACCGCGCCGGTTTATTTACAGCAGCTATTACGATGTCGATTTAAGTTCTAAAGAAAACATTATTTCTACTTGTGACGAGCCTCATTGTGTAAACCCATTACATTGTCAGATTGCTAACAGCCCTGCTACTAAAATTACATCCCAAATGGTGGAGGACACCGCAAAATGGATACAAAAAGGTATATCAAACAAAACACTTCAAGAACTCATAGAGATAAAGTACAGAGTCTCTTTAAGTATGCGCAGCATAAACAACATAAAGCGATCAGCGATCTTGTTAACCGAAACGCAGACTTGTTGTACGTGCTAGTGTACCAGCGGGTAATGTCCGCTAATGAACTTATTCAATTCTTAGGGTTCCCAAAAGCTAGAGTTTTTAGAGGTCTCAAAGAACTTAAAAATTGCAATCTTGTAATTCAGGTAAACTTTGAAAACCATACGCTCTATGCCATAAACGGCCATTATCTTAACTTTATCAAAACCCTACTTCGATACGATGAGCTATCCGGAATCTAAGCCTTGCCTCTGGAATGAAAAATACGTCATAGAGAACTTGCCTTCTTGGTTGTACTCTGACAATCAAGAACCAAATTCGGCGATGGAGTGTAAAGCTAAAATATCAGCTTTGCAATATACCATTCAAGACATTGAATTACAGATTGAGATACGTGAACTTGAATTAAAAAATGGTCTTAGTCGCCACGGATCGGCTTTTGAGTTTGAAAAGTGGAAAGCACAAGCACTAAGAGCCAAACAAACGCACACCTACTTGCTGAATGCGTACAGCTACTGGCTGCTGCTAAACGAAAAAGATACTTCGATTCTTAATACTTCTGAAATACTCAGAAAACTGATAAAACTTTTAATAGAAGAACCCAAGGATTTTACCGCGCAACTAGAGGAACTGCTGTAAACTATGACTGCCGGTTATTGAAAGAAGGGTCTTTAACTGGTAACGTGGAGGCGCTAGGACTTTTCACCCTTTCGGCCTAGCAGTAATCGATCTCTTGTGCCTGGTACCAGGTGCTAGAGCGACCTCCCATTTATTTTAAAAAATCATGTACGGATTTAAAGAAACACTAACGGCTTCACTACCAATCAAAGAACTTCTTGAAATTTTTCGGAGCATTGACACTTCTTTACAAGTGCTATCAAACACAAAATCTGGAAATGTAACCACGGCATTTATTAATAAAAAAGCTATAGCTGAACGAATGGGTGTTAACCCTGTAACAATAGATAAGCTGATTCACCAAGGTATTACTTCAAAAGGAAAATCTGGCTTAGTTGAAGGAAGACATTATTGTAAAATAGATCCGACGGAAAACAATACCAGTAACTTTCTATACGACTCTGCTAAAGTCCTAGCAGACGCTTGGAAATCTTTCCAAAACTATGGTTAACCTCGGAGAAAAAGCAAAAAAACTAGCTGCCTCTTTGTTCGGAGTCAACGAAGTTAAGAATCGTATTGCAAAAAATACGATGAAGCTCTTGGTAAACGACATTGCGACCCTTAACTCACAGTTTGCTGAGGCAAAAGGAGAAGGAGCTTTGTTTTTTAACCCAAGTAAGCCAAATCAAAGTCAATACTTGACTCTTAAAGAGATTCAGAATGATATCTCACTAGCTGAGGAAGTATATGATGTTTCCACAGCAGAATTTTTAAAAAAACTGATGAACATGGTTCAAAAAGAAGACGTGAAGAAAAGTCCAGTTGTAGTAATGGTCGATTACACAGGTCTATCCGCTCATAGGTTAGATTTAGAAAGTCTTGATGAACGCATCGATACTTTAATAAATGCCGTTAGCTGACAGGGATTTTGTTTCACCTCCAGAAATAATTGGTGTAACTACCTCTTTTTTTGACGGTCAAATAGAGTTAGACCCTGCCTCTAGCGATACAGCTAACCAATTGGTGTGCGCAAACAAGTATTTTACGCACGACCATAACGGACTAAAGCAAACCTGGAAAGCAAAAAACATATATCTTTATCCGCCTAGAGATTTTTTATTTAGCAGCGAACAACCAACAGATACAAATGTATTCTTTAAAAAAAGAAGGTTTGTTAAGTCTGCTCAAAGAATCTGGTTAGAAGAATGTTTAAAAAAATACAGAAAAAACGAATTTGACGAAGCTATTGTTTTTTTAACCTCCACGGAGGTTGCGTTGCTTGTTACGCAGCGTTTAGATATAGATATGCCTATGTGTATTTTAAATAAAAGACCAGAACTTTATATAGATGCACCTGGACTACCTAAATTACTAAATACAAAATGTTTTGGTTTTATATTTTATTTTCCACGCTTGATAAACCCTAAAAACAGAATTACAGAGTTTATTGATTTGTATAGTGATCTTGGCCGTGTATATTGTTAAAGTTTTCTTTGGTACTAAAAGAATCATCGGGGCCGTAACGGTCACCTACACCAAAACCTAACCCTACAGGACCACTCAAAGAAGCATATCTTAGATTTTTACGCTTTAAATCTCTTTTTTCTTCTGTTTCAGAAGTTTGCCAGATTTTTCCCGCAATTCGTAAAGGTAAATACTTATCTAACCTTTTTCCATATTTCTGTAAAGGTTTTACACCAGCATATTCAACTCGGCTTTCATGTAAGGAAGGTCGAATGTGGTTAAACATTGTACTTGTAGAGTCCTTGCATGGACCCAACATCTGACCGCTGAGTTGGAGGCGCAGCAGCCATTCTCATAAAGTAAGGGTTATATAAATTTGAAAAAGCTTGACTTCCTTGAACACTTTGGAATGCTTGAATAGGAGCAGACAAAGTTCCATATAAACGAGAAGCGCCACGCTCACTTGTCCCGGCAATTAAACCTGTTCCCGCTGCCGTTGTCCCTCTTAGACTACCAACATTAGAACTAGCTAAGTTTGCTAAATTCTGTGTAGCCGCTTTAGTTGTATCGACAGCTGCTCTTGCATAACCGGAAGCTTGTGACCCCACTCTTTGAGAGGAAGCTTCTGCTGCTTTAGCAACAGCAGAGTTAACTTTACCCATATCGTACATTACTTTTGTTCCGTAATCCTTCATCTGGCCGCCAATGGCGCCCATAGCATTTCTATAAGAAGGAGAGGATAAAAGTTTAGGATCAAAATTCTTTATAGAAGCTTCGTGTTTTGCAATAGCAGCATCTATTGTAGATTTAAAATAATCTCTAAACTTTTTAGATAAATCTGAAGTTTTAGTGCCGGTTAGGGTATCTATTGAACCAAGAACACCTGCTTGTTTAGATGTGTAATCTTGCTCTCGACCTTCTGCTGCACTTTTAGTTGCAGCTTGCGCATTCATTGCCTGAATAGCGCCCAGATTTATAGCAAGTCCGTCAGCCATACTCGAAAACAGGAAGACCTTTCCTAATTGTATCAAGAATATGATCTTTAATCTTAATAACCTCTGCATCTGCTGAAGTAGAACCCTTATTAAAGAAATCCATAGAGATGTGAGCCCCAGTAGTGGATCCAGTTCGCCCTTGAGTTCCTATATACGTGCCTGGATTTATTACATCTCCTGGCTTAAGATTCTGGTTTAATTCATCAAAATGCGCAATTAATGTATCTGCTACTTTTCCTTGAGGTGTTTTAAACCTAAGCTCGACATAATTTCCGTAACCACGTGTGGTGGCTCCTTTCTCTAAATTAAACTCTCTGGGATCTTTAACTACTTTTAAAACTTCTGCTTGAAAAGGAGCTACAAATTTTGCTCCTCTTTTGCCTCCCTCAATAACAAAATCCATACCTTTCCCTCCAGTATCGTTCGGATTTGTTATAGAAACCCCTGTATAGGCAACCCCTTGTGACGGTTTTGCTGCAGTTTCAATATTTTTACCTGCGTTTTGAGCAAGATTACCTTGTCGCATGTTATTAACAAGTTGTTCCAAGTCAGAAGCAGCTTGGTTGTATCCTTGCTCTGCTTTTGCAACATTTAAATAACTGTTAACTAAATCAATAGGATCCTTCATAGGCGTTGTTTTGACCATAGCACTCATAGCTTGAGATCTATATATTTCTGCGGCGTCTTGATCACGAGGGTCTTCACTGTCTTCTAACTCGGAGGCTAGTTGCAGTAAAGAAAAAGCCTGTAAATACTCATTTGGAGCGTCCGTTTTTACAGCCGTAGAAGCAATTAAATTTTTAGAGATTGTTTCATTTAACGCTTCATTAAAGTCAAAAGGTTTAACTTTAAAAGGAGTTGTCTCTGCATTTGCATTTGTTTGCTGATTAGGTACTTCGGCTTTAGCACCAAAACTAGGTAGATCTCCTAGAACACGTCTAGCGTTCTCATAAAGATCGCCACCTTGCCGAAAACGTTTTGCTGCACTAGAAACAGAAGTACCAAAAGAATCTTTCTTACTTAACGAAACATTAGGATTACCTCCTAAAACTGTTGCGTAAGCACGTTCAATCCCCATACCTGGCTTATACCCTCTGTCCAAAAGAAATTGAACAGCACTCGGCATCTGTTCCGCACGAGTATATTTACCAATACGAGAGGGATTTAAGTATTTTGCTCTTTCCCCCGGTCCGAATTGGATCATCCCATAGTATTTTCCTCCCTCACCACCCCAAATATTGGGGTCCATATTGGTTCCTGACTCTAAGGAAAGAAACCCTCCTAATTCGTATGGATTAAGTTTTAATTTTTGTGCAGCCTCAAATATCGCTGCACGATCAGCCGGAGGTAAAGATCCAATGCGAGGGTTTGGCATAATTATCAGAGTTTTATCTAACCCAGTTTGATTCGGCCTTGAGACCTGGTGCAAATACGGCTTGGACAGACGTAATTAAGCTAAAAGTAACCGCAAGGTGGCGAACAAAGCTAGGGCAAAGAGTCATCAAATTAAAGCAACAACACTGGCTCCCGCAAATCAAAAGATTTTTGTCCAGTTGGCTTGGGCTTACATGAGGAGCAACGCCAAGAATAAATTTAACCTCGATATTACTTTAGCTAAACAAACAATAAGTATAAAAAGTATTAATTTTCGACTGAAGTTACATCGTCATCAAACAAATCTATATTCGTATCCACAGCAATTCCAGCGTCTTCCATTACAGAAAGATAAGCCCGCTCACGGCAAATAAGTCGATAAACCATATTCCAAAAAAACTGATCTCTTTCTCTGTTCTTAAGGGAATGAGCTTTATTGCGGATACGAGTCAGCGTAAATTCGTCCTCAAGCGTCAAGCCGCAGTGGACTCTTTTTTGTCCTTCAGCACAGTCTCCATTCATCGGCCTGCTACAGATGCCTCAATTGTAGCTAAATCCAAACCTTTTCGAATTTCAGAAACCCGAAAATTAAGCTACCAGTTTCGGCAGCTCCAAAAACCCGCTGTTAGTTTGCTCTTGGGCTCATCACAGTTATGACGCGCACGAAAATTACGCCTCCGCTCAGGATCGTCACGCTTAATTTCCATATTTGCGTCTCCAAATCTAACTAAGCGAACTTGATCGCCCTCTTTAGCTGCCACGGAGAACTTTTTTCCTCCCTGTTTATCCCGTTTCGGTTTGTTATACCCTTGAAAGATTTCTCCTGCCAGTCGAATTGTCATCTGAGCTGAATATCTCTTCAAATTATAGAAAACCTAAAGGCAATCAAAAAAATTCACAAACATTAAATTCGTCTAAGGGTCAAAAACTTGTGTTGCGCACAGAGCTAACTAGGCTAACATAAGCTCGTCTGATTCTTTCTTGCATACAAGCTGTATGGACGCCAAAACTTTGTTGACCATTGCGGAGACTGCGAAATTACTTAACTGTAGTTCGGGCTTTGTTCGTAAACGTATTGCTCTGTCAGAATCCAATCAGAATGGAGGCTGGCCTAAGTCCGTGTACATAAATCTACAGCCGAACGGAGCTAAATCTCTGTACCGCGTCAACAAAGAAGCACTAGAGTCCTTTCTCCAAGACTCTAAAGAGGAAGCTACAGTAGAAGAATCCGGTCTAGAAGCCTGTTCTTTAGCTTCTTTCTGATATGACTTACTCGGATTCCTTCACCCAAACACAAATGCAGCCCACGATCGCAATGGAGTCCGAGCAAGAGTCGATTCAGCCCGAAATCGAGCAGCCAAAGACAACAGTACAAGGCATGGTCGAAATTTTAATTGACTATGCCTCGTATTTACACCAGCTTTACGCCCAGTCTCACTTAATTCACTTAAATATTGAAGGACCTCTATTTTTTCCAATCCATGATTTTTTAAAAGAACAGTACGAAGCTCACATCGTACAGTTCGACAAAACCTCAGAGTTTGTTAGAACATTGGATTACTTAATGCCTATGTGCCATCGCGGACTAACACAGGCACATAAAGGGTTTAAACATGTTAAAGATTACGACACCCGTAATATGCTCACTACTTACTTAAAAAATTTAGAAGACGCTGGAATGACAGCAAAAGATGTACTGGAATATGCCCGAGATCTTGGAGCAATTGACGTTGAAAACTATATGGCGGAACTTGCGGGAGACATGTTTAAAGCAGCGTGGATGCTTAAATCGACACTGAGGTCTAAGTAAAGGCCCAACCATTAAGAGCGCGAACAAACAAGCCACTAGGTGTGGTCCCAGAACTTTGCACTTGATAAATAAGAGTACCAGACGAATAACTGGTGGGGCTAGGTAGTCCGCTAAGTAATACTAAAACCGAAGGTGTTCCTGCAGAAGTGACCACGCCACTAGCAAGTATTGCTCCACTAGCTAAAAGCGCAGTGTTTGCTGTAATAGAACCACTAGCAAGTATTGCTCCACTAGCTAAAAGCGCAGTGTTTGCTGTAATAGAACCACTAGCAAGTATTGCTCCACTAGCTAAAAGCGCAGTGTTTGCTGTAGTAGCGAGAGTTGTTATTGCACCACTGGCAATTATGCAAGAGTTAGCCTGGGTAGCAAAAGCCGCTGTATCCGAAAAACCAGCATATATTTTTGTCCATGCTGAGCCCGTCCATACTTTTAAGTAAGGATTGCCTGCTGTAGCGTCTGTCCACAGTTCTCCGATTGAGTTTCCCGCTAACCCTACAGGCACCGCATTAGGTGCTGTAGTTCCATAAGGGGTAGGTCCGATTTTAACTATGTTTCCCGCAGAGTCCTCAAAGTAAACTCCTGGATCAGCAGCACCAAAGTTTATGGATAGCTCACCATTAACAAGAATGTTTCCACTAGGTCTATCTGAAGCATTACCAGATCTTTTAGATAAGATCGTAACCGGCGTTGAAGTCATTTTAATAAGTTCCTCCGTTTATAAATGAGGGGGGAGAACTAGGAGGTACTAGATTACCATTATTATACTGACCTCCGTCTATGCTGTTCGGAGAGCTGGTAACAATAACTCCATTAGCATATGTTCCTCCGTCGTAAGTTTCCTGAGGTAAAGTACCAGGATTTAATGGGTTAAAATCGTCAATTGTAAATAATTCAAAATTTGTATCTTGTAGTTCGGTAAGATCGTCTAATTGACCAAAGTTTAACGTTTTGGCAATCATGTTATATTTATCAGAATAAAGTAAATGCTTAGGTAGCCCACTTAAGGAAGGACTATAACGTTGCCACCAAATAAGATCTTCTTCTCGCTTTAAATAACTCATTTGTTTTTTTAAATCAATCTCAAATTTTTCACGGTAATACTCGTTCATTGGTTCATCATTTGGTTGGGGTAACCGAAACGATGTAACATCCGACAGATTAAATCTTCTTTGCATATCCCAGAAAGAAGCGTATATGTGTTTACACCATTTAGGCTGAAAATAAAATAAAAACGGATCCGAGTAAATAGCTGTGTCTGAATACACAGGAGCGGTATAAATTTTATTTAAATAAATAAAACCAAAAGTTCTCACATAACCAGGGTAATCAGCTGAAGATGCTTGTCGAGTAGGAGCATCTGGGCCAGCATCAAAAAAACCAGGATCTATGTTAAGTACTTTTGTATAAGGGTATCGTTGTTTCAAGGAAAGGTTATAAAAATTAAATCCTTCCCTATTTAAAAAATCTTGACACGAACACTGAACTCGTATCTCAGTGGTTAAGAATTCACCAACGGCAGGAGGCCCAGTGGCAGGAACAACAATTGTATTGGCATCTACCACAGACCAACTTGCGTCGTCTGAGAACGAAAGAAATAAAGTGTTAAAGTCTGGATTTATACTCGGAGTAGTTACTATTCCGTTAAAACCTACTGCTACTACTGTGTAGTTGTTGTATCCAAACTCTTTTTCGCTACCATCCGCTCTAAATCTATTGGATAATACCTCTCCAGCAAAATAAGAAATAGGAGAACCAAATCTTTGACTTAAAACAACGGCATAAGTCGTATCGTTATATTGAGTTACAGATTGAATTGAGATACCAAAGTCCAAAAAGTTAAAAGTATCCCGTGGGCGAATACCCACCATGTGCATTCTGGTATCGGCACGGCGCGTTGGATATACAAAGAATAGACCGGGTATGTAACCTCCTACACCAGCAGTGCCTGAGACGTAATATTTAAAAGATGAATAAACTAGACCGCTGTACGCACCTTGTGCATACATACTAAGTTCGTAGCCACGGCGCCAACGAACCCAAAGGGAAGCATAATCATAGTCGCTTAAAATACTAAAATCTTTTGTACCAACTGCAGGTCTGAACCTACGTTCAAAAGGTAATGGGTTTATAAGTTGAGCTTTATTGTCAGCACCAGCAATGTTTGAAATAGATTCAAAAGAGCCAAGTGACTTTTGGTTCTTAAAGGAAAAACTGTCAGAACCTTTTTTGCGAGACACGGATCAATAGAACCCACCTTGCGCAAAGACAGTGATACCAGAGGGGCTTAGACCACCAGAAACTGCAGCGGGGCCATTACCTATGTAACCGACACAGAGAATGTATCCTTTTTCAAGATAAAGTCCTTCACCTTTGCCTACTTCAATAGGGCGAAGAAGAGTTGTATCACCAACACCAGGTACGGGAGCGTTTATAGCAGGTAACTCGATTCTTTGAATATTTCCTTCAGTAGCTCCGCTGAGTCCAACTTCAACCTTGGATAGCATTAAAGCCGTGGAAGTGGAAGGCGCAGATTGATTTGGAGCATAAACGTAAAAAATTAATTCACAAGTTCGAACACCGCCTGCATTTGGATAACCTTCATTACTGACTAGAAAAATATCTTCAACTAAAGCAGCGTCTTCTGTAGGTAAATCACCCACACGAACAAGTTGAACTAGATTCGCAAACGAAGGGTTTGTAGGATCTACAGTTGATGTACCACTATTGATTTTAGCTCCTCTTAAAAAAGGGCGATCAATAAGGCAAGGTTGCTTGTTTGTGGAAGTAGAAGCCATTTAAAACTCCGAATGCCCTGCACAACTATTGGGTTTGGTTAAAGTCTAGCGCGTATTCTTTAGGCTATAGATGAGCCAGTAGAAGCTGAACTTAAGTAGTCGCCCATGTTCTTGTTGAACAACCCGGCAATAACAGCAGCCAATCCAGCAGTATTTGATTTAGGGTTATTCAAATAATCAGTTAAGAGGTCCCCACTCATACGTTGCCTTGATTTTGCTAGTAACTCTTTAGAGTAACCAGTTGGGCTACCCTTAGAAGCTCCGATAACGTCTCCGGCAACTCCAAGACCCATACCTATAGCCGAAAGCCAATCAAAATCCTTAGGTTTGTTTTTATCAATATTATATTTAGACGTATCGACTCCAATTCCTTTACCGAACGCTAAATCGACATCTGAAGGACTAGACCCATAAAAACTTGGCGAAGACGCAACCCCAAAGGTTGCTGACTCAATCGGTTGAAAACCGCCAGAAAAATCAAAATCATTAAAGGGCATGACTACTCTCCTGGTTTAATTGCCGAGTAAGGAAGGATCCATTGACATTTTACCTAATTTAAGCTCCATAGCCCTTTTTAACATCTCGTCTGAAATCTGAGCCGTTGCTTCCGCACGTTCAGGTGCTTGATCTATAAATTGTTCGGCTGTTTGCAAAGTTGGTTGAACAAGAGGTTGAGTAGCGTCGGCTAACTCAGTAGCTTCTTGACTTCCAGAAACATAAGCGTTAGCGTTAAAGTGACTGTTAGCCACAGCATTTCGAGCCAAGTTAGCTCCCATAGGGGAGTTAACCATTGTTCCTTCTACGTTACTTGCCGATTGTTGATTTACTGGGTCACTAGACGATAACTCTCTAGGAGAAGGAAAATCAGAGCGATTATTTAAATTTTGTTCTAACTGTTTGTTATAAACAGCAAGAGCAAGTCCTGGATTTGACTCCGCCCACACGGCTAAATCGCGAGTAGCAGGATCTTGCGGTGAGTAACCTAAATTTTTCAAGATTTCAGGCAATAAAACTTTACCTGCAGCTTGTTGTGCTTGCATAGTCAGCACATAATCGCGTTGCTCATTTGTTATTCCTTTGGGAGCGCCTTGTTTGGCATATTGCTGTTTTTGTTCGTTAACAGCTTGCTCTCGTGCTCCGCTAAGCATTAGTTTTGGCGTACCCATTAAAGGATTACCTGCCATAAAACTTGGAGAATCCGACATTGCTTGAGCGGAAGCCACGCTGTTAAGTACGCTTTCTAGATCCGCTGCTTTTAGCCCAGAGGTAAGAGAACCTAAATCGCGAGTTTGTACACCACCCGTGGCGGTAGCTAGATCCATCGCTGTTGGACTAAGACGATTAGCGTCATCTACAAAAAATTTAGTGAAAGCAGCGGATGCGGGTGTCATGGTGTTACCTGTTGCTTGGGGAAGAGAAACTCGATCAGGTCTGTTATTACCGGGAGGGGTGTATTGAGGAAGAGGATCTCGATCGGGTACGTTATTAGCGAGAAGATTATTTCGGGGAAGAGGAGTTTGATTAGGTATGGATTGTTGTTGACTACCTGGTAAATAACGCCCACTTTGTAAAAGTTCTTGAGCACCAATTCTTCCCCTCATATCGGCTTCTGACGCATAACCTAAATTTCTATAATTAGGTTCTGGAGTTGAACGCTCTGCAAGAGCAGCTAAACCTGCTGCTCCTCCACCACGAACAACAGCAGCGGTTCTGATCAAGTCCATTATAGAAGGAGAAGATCCTCCTCCTGTAAGTGCAGGTGGAAGACTAGGTGCTCTAAACCTTTCGGATCCGATTAAAGACCTTTGAGACCCTGCCACACCCACAGGTGTGCGAGTGCTTTCTGGCATAACCCGAAACGAGCCTATTTCTCCAGCAGGGGCTTCAGGAAATGAAAAGTAGTTTGCAGGCAGAGTAGATAAAGGTCGTGACCCAGGAACACTCAAACGTGGACCAGTACGCTCAAGTGATGGATTAAAAGAAGAAGGAGTCGCTCTGATATCAAAAAGACCTAGCTGACCTGGTGAAACAGGATTAGGACGAAAAGAAGGGGGAATCGGTGTCCGACCTTGATTTACAGGTACTGGATCCGTACTTATAAAAGGCTTCCTGCTTCCAGAAAAATTCTGCGCATTTCCACTTCTAGTTAAGAGAGAACCTTGCTTAATTCCTTGCGAAAAAAGTTCTACAGCTCTGCGTAAGTTAGGTTCCACGTAAAAGCGGGGCTACTTCTTGTTTAAATATAGCGCTCACCTCCATTTAGTGTAAAAGTAAATCCTGTCGGCCCTTGCTGTATCAGGAGGACCGGGTATAGCTTGAATAAACTCTCCGCCACTACGTTCATAGCGGTAACGAGCTGTAACTGGGTCTTTATAGTTAGGAACATAAAGCATATGGGCTAAACGATCACACTCAAATTGGTAATTCTCTCTCCAGATTCTTGAGGTCTCCCTTTTATCTTGGATATTAATCGAACGACTAACATCACCGAAAATTGTTTCTTGACGGCTGGTTGCTCGTCCAGTAGCCAGCTCAGTTAAGCGCTCGGCTTCTTCACAACGTTCAATTTGACCAACAATTTTGTCGTAATAGAACTCAGAAGGAATACTACTTGTAGCTTCTAAAAGTCGAGCGTAGTCACCGGCAGGCACTGTGGCAATATTGTATCCAAGGTGATATGCACAGCGACTAAAGTTAAAATCATCAAGTCTATAACCAAATGTCTGAGCAGGGTTACGGGTAAGTTGATTAACCGCAGCATAAATTATTTCTCTCTTAGTCGCATCGGTGGTTGTTGCTTGAAAAACAACACCTTGTTGCGCTAAATAGCTTTGAATCTGCTCAAGTTCTTGTTGAGAGAATTGAGACACTTTATTTAAGCACTAGATAAACTTATTCTACCCGATTTACAAAATAAAAATTTAAATTATTCTACGTAGACGACACCAGCAGCAAGAACCTCGTCCCAATCAACACGAGTGATGGCTTTTAGCTGTTCTAACTTTGTAAAACGCTCTCCGGGCATAGATTGTTGTAACTCTTTAATTTCCACAGCGGTTTTTATTCCTACTCCTTTAAGAACCTGCGTTAACCGCTCGGGAGTGGCACCATTTATGTTGATTCGGTTCTCAAAAGGGATTTCTGGCTGAATAATTTGACGGCCACGGCGTTTTAAGGCGGGTTTTGCGTCCTTTTTGTCTTCGCTACCTTCTACAATCTCAATTTGGCCTTTATGAGCGAAAAATACCTTTCCTGTCGTGGTTGAGCGGACCATTTTGTACTCACCTTCGTCGTGCTCACTCAAAATTTCAACTTTAACTCCACTTGGTTTGTACAAAACGTCTTGAACTGAGATAGCGGTCATTATGTAAGCAGTGTCTACGAATAGTTTACTAACAAATTTCAATTTCAGTTGTCATATTGCCATGCATAAAAAAACCCCTCCGAAGAGGGGTCTTGTGTTTACCTTTAACTAGATCAGGAAGGAACAGTAGAGGTGTAAACGTTGGACTCAATGAGACCAGCAGGCTGAAGAGCCAGATCATCGCGATCGGGAGCTTCATCTGACAAGAACCAACACACTTCACAGATACCCAGAGCTTTGTTTTTGCCCCGAAGTTGTCCGTTAGTAGCGCGAGGATCGAACACACCGGATGCTTGTGCAAGACCAGAAGCGGCAGCACCGCCGAGGTTAGCCACAGCAAACAATTTGTACTGAGTTTCGGAACCAGTCCGGTACAAATTGTTGGTGTTAAACACGTTATTCGTGTTGTATGAACCGTTTTCAATCCGGCTGCTGCTACCAGCGAGGGTAACGAAGAATCCGGAAGCAGAAGGTGTCGTGTTGAGGCCAACACCCACAGCAGGGCCGAGGCCCAATGTAGGAGTGGCAACACCACCACCAACACCGCTGCTGATAACGTCGCCGCCGTCAACACGGAGAGACAAACGATAAACATAAGCACCAGAAGGCACTTTGATACCGTCAGTAATATCAGCGCGAACATCTTTGTAAGCATCCGGTGAAGGAATGATTACATTGGCGTTCAAGAAGGGACTGTTAGCTCCGTTTAGACCAGAGCTGTAAGCCTGAGTGTAATACTCCAGTTGGCTAGTGGTGCCCAAAGCTTGGAACGACAAGTCGACGTAACCAATAGCTTGTTGAGCTACCCAACCTGGAGTAAATACCACACCGACGGGACCACCAACAGGTTGGTTGGAGTAGGTGGTTTCCGTGTCGTTCGCATTACGGAACTGGAACGTCTTTTCGTCGTGCCAGTAACGTAGAACGTTTGTATAGTTTCCAGGATAGATTTTGGAAACTTGAAGCTGGTTAGCGTTAGTTGTCATTTTTAGTTACCTCCTCAAACGTTGAACGAGTAGGCAACAGTAACGAAGTCAGCGTTTAGAAGCTCGAAACCTGCGTACAGGCTCCAGATCATCATGATGAAACGGCTGAAATCGTCGTTGTTGTTAAGCAGCACTTGAGCATTGTTACCGCCGATACCGACGCCAACACTCTGAGGGCCGAAGAACATACCGATAGCACTGTCGTACGTAGTCGAAGTACCACCGATAGTTGCCGTGGCGGTTTGGGAAGGCATGTTGGTGGATTCGAAGAATCGCACACCTTCAAACACAAAACCGGTAGGCATGATGGGTTCGCCAGCCACGAAGGAGGCTTGCCCAAAACCCTGACCCATGTAGATAGCAGCGTTAGGCTGCATAGCAGACATGAGTGGGTTGATCTGACCGTTGCCGGGGTAGCGAGCCACTTCGCGGAAATCGCTGTTCTGACGCAGGTGCATCAGGAACGTGGGGTCGCAAACGCAACGATAGAAACCGTCTTGGTAGGTGGGGGTGTTCCGCTTACGCAGAGACTTCACCACGCGGAGAAGGTCATCCTTAACGTCAAACTTGGCTTGCTCTGAGTTGGTGTAGGTTAAAGAACCAACAGCCAAATTCCCGGGGTAGTAGTAACCACCTTGGGTATCAGAAGATTGACCTTTAGATACAGCTTTCAGGAGTTCATTAATGAACACCCGATCGCGCCAACGACGATAGTCGTCTAGCAGGGTCAAAGAACCAATTGATTGGTGGAAAGCAGTAAGATTACCGGTATCTAACAGCAAACGCTGAGCGGTAATTAGTGTCTCACGTGCAATCTTAAATGTACTAGCTTGTGTAGGATCACTAGGGTCGGCAGGACCGGTATACTCCCGGAGTGTCACCAACACTTTGTCCTTCACGATATTGCGGCTGCTAGCAGTACCGATGGTCTGCTCTGCAGTACGCTCACGTGACTCTTTGCTTCCAGGGTTTCCCCAGAATCTGTAACGATCAAGCTGCACAGTCTGTCCTGGTTGCTTACTGAAGTCATGAACAACTACAGGTTCCGCAGCCATCTCTACAACGTACGCAGGATGCGGACGATAGAGCTCAGCACCGAGCAGCTTCGGAAAATCATTGTCGACGAACAAAGCGCCAACCTCCGAAAAACTACTCTTTTATTTTAAGTAATTTACATAGAGTTGGTATATTGTTTGTCGCATTAATAGCGTTATTTACTTTTTTTGTTTACCTTAAATAAATCTATATATTCTTCTGATTGCTTACATTTACAGAAGGACTAAACCGATGAGGTAACGCACGAATGCCTTCTCCCGTAATTCCATAAATAGACCCGAGATTAAAAGCGTAACGTGAAGACCTACCGCGATAGATGTAACGAGTTGGAGCTCCCATTAAACCGGGAACTTGAGCGTAAATAGTTTCAGTCAAAGTCTGACAATATACGGGAGGATTGTACCGCCATTCCGCTCTTGTTACTTCTGTAGCACCAGGTGTCGCTGTGGTAGTTAAAAGGGTACCCATTTGACGTGGGTGAGCCACGCCGCCGCCAGTGGTTCCTTCAGCTGACGTATTTCCCTCAGGAGTATTGTATGGGTCGTAAGATTGACTAGAAGGAGCGTCTCCGAAGTAATAAGTGTATGCGCCCGTATCACGAATACCAAAAGGAGGATTATAAGTTGTTGAAACTTTGGCGTTAGCTATTTTTTGAGTTGTAAATCCTCTAAAACCGTTGTAAACACTCAGTTCTCCGCTTGGAGAATAATAAGTAAAGTTATAATCCGACCAATAACCAGAAACTGCAACAGGTACTGCCCTCCAACTATCGACTACGTAGGCACCTGAGTTAGGAGGACCTATAACGGGGCGTCCATAATCAGCGCCAAAATCGTTAACGCCATACCATGACACTTGATTTCCTAGCGAATCGACGTAACCGCTGGAAACGACTAGGTATTTTTGAGCTAAAGCCAGATCATCGCCAGCACGATAGGGTCCAGACTGTTGCTGATGCAGTCCAGTGTCGTACTTATAGTTAACAAGTGAAATGTAACCCACGGAAAACTCAACAGAGGGCTACTTTAAGTATACCTAGTTAAATTATTCGGCTGGAGGTTGCCTTTTAGAATCCACTGTGACGATATCTAAAGCAATTTTTTCCATATCCGACTTGTACTCCTCTTTAACAGAGGCAAGTTCTTTTTTTAGCTCGTCTAACTGAGCTAAAAGTGCTGAATTGTCTGAAGACTCGCGACGACGAGTGTGTCCGATGGGAAGAACCATGGTTAATCTCTTTTACTATTAGTGTACTGCTGAGCTTTTCTTTTAGCACTAACCCTTTCGGGTAAATCCCCGCGAGTTTTTTCTTCATACTCACTGACTGTTGCGTCAGGGATCTCCCCACGCTCAGCCATTGCGTAAAATTTACGTCTTTGAGCCTCTGATTTAAAAGGAGCCATAGAAAAACCCCCGTTTCCGGGGGAATTTTAGTATTAAAACGTAAATTAAGCGGCGTCTAAGAACAAGAGCTTCTGACGGAAAGCGTCAGGGCTCATTTGACTCAGGTAACGCCAAGCTTGCTCGGGATTCTGATTCATGGTCTGGGCGAAACCATTCCACTGAGTGTCAGGATCGTTGCGAACTACGCCTGCAGAAGCAGGAACAGCAGGCATGTCATAACGAGGTTGATAAGCTGCTTGCTGAGCAGGATAACCAGAGTTATCTGCATCTACTGGATACACTTCGGTGAAGAACCGGTTGGTGTAATCAGCTAGTTGATCAGGATCAGTAAGAATATGCTCCATTGCAGCGCCACGTGTGGCGATGGCGTTCATATTTTCGTTCTGAGCAATCAGAGCGTCTTCGAGGGTAACAGCATACTGATTAAGGATGCCGGGGGCCTCGATGCCGAAGTGATTAACGACTTGAGCGCTTGCGGGGCTTAGCTGGGGGGCTTGGCTGCGCCCCGTAGAAGCCTGAGAGGAAGCCTGGGTCGTAGAGACGTTGTTGGAGTAAGTCGGGGCTGCCGTAGGCGCTTGGTACGCCCATGGTTGGGCCTGTAAAGGCTGACTGTACTGTGGAATAGCCTGTTGCGTCGTCGCGTACTGTGGAGACGGTGCTGTTTGGCTGGGGAGTGGTGACATCCTGGACACCACCCGCTCCAGGCTGCCCATTGCTGCTTCCCACGGATTGTTCGGGGAGTAAGCGGACGGAGACTGGTTGTACTGGTTGCTGGTAGAAAGGACCGAACCCTGTGTTGCCTGCGACGGCATTTGGGCTGTAGGTACCGAAGCTACCGCCGGGGTACTGGTTTGCGCCACCCACTGCGGGTAAGCGGTTGAGCCCTGGTCCATTGCTGGCGCCGCCGAGGGGGCTGCTGCCGCTACCGGGCTCGGGATCGAAGCTTGGATCTGCTGGCTCATAGCTACCCGAGTAGGTTAGTTCTTGCGCGAGGTGGTCAAACGTCCTGTATAACAGGGGCGTTATGTTTAATCTAGGGTCAGCCCCTAAGGGTTGATCCGGGGCGAGAGGATGTGGCGTTTGCAACATCTGTGATAATAATACTAAAAATTGTTGCATTGCGCTTTGAGTTTGTTGGATCATCCTGAAAGGAAATCCTTTTAACATTTCTTCTCGCTCAGTATCCGTCTTATCCGGGAATAAATAACGTAAAGCTTCGACACTATCGACCCCTAATTCTTGCAAATTTCGGACAACAATAGACTTTTGGTTTATGTCGTAGGCCGTGTCCTCATAGACATCGCCTTGGAAGCGGTACGCAACAGTACGATCTCCATCTGGAGGTAAACCAAAAACACCACGTGGGACTGCAGAAGCTGAAAGCGCTTCTTGCATCATCTGTTTTAGTTTTTGGTCAAACTTTTGCTGTTCTACTTCAAAGCGAATTGTCTCTTCAGATGAATCATCGGCAGCAGGTTTAGGCTTTTTGAGCTTAACAACAGCGGCAAAACTATCTTTAAAAGTTTCTTCTTGGTGGTAAAGAATCATCTCCAACAACTTACAGAACCCGTACACCAAGAAACTTTTATTTTTTCTTAGTGCTGTAGCTTGAGCGCGACCCATCAAACCCTTAATTTCTGTGGCAGTGGCACCAGCAGAAACTGAAATTTCATCAACACCGCCTAATGCTGTCCGAATTTCTTCACGCAGCATTAAAGCCCATCGGTTCATGTCCCCGTTAACAGGGTCTGGTGTCATGTAACCAACACGATCCGAAGGCTCGACGTTGGCAATAATTCGAGGGACTCTCAGCCCGCCCATCAAACCACTGGAACCAAAGGGCTCGCTTACTCGTGTCGAGGGGGTATCGCGACCAGCAAATCCACTTTGACTACTAATTGTTGGACGGAAAGTGCGATCAGAGTCGCTAGCTTCGACAAGATCACTACGAGGACGCGAACTAATAAGTGTCGGATTACCAAAAAATTCAATATTTTTAGCAATGTTTGTATTTAAGGTGTCATGAAGAACAATTTGTTCCATAAAAGGATCAAATTCGCCTTCACCAGAAGTGCCGCTGCTGTCTGGTTTGTTAAGAACCTCAACAGCAGGTATAAAGCCCAGTGTATTTTCCCGTGTATTCTTTGAAGTAACGAGTCCTCCTGGTTCCAGGTCAAAACTTAACTCTGTATTAGACTCAAATTCAGATATACGTTCTTCCGTAATAGAAATTCGAACATAGCGTTCGTTTAAACCTGCTGTGTCAGAAGGTAAACCAATGTTAGAACTACGAATTTTATATTTGTAGATTATTACAACTTCATCTAAGTTTCCGTTTACATCGTGGTAAACACGGTATTGATCTTTAGAGAAAAAGTATATTTGATACTTTAATTTAGGATCAGGCCGAAAATAAAATAAACCACATCCGTCGATTAAAAAATTACGAATAATCGAAGGAAAACGTATATCGATTTTATTTAAAGTAATCAAGCTATCTAAAAATTTAGATCTAGCTTTATAAGTGTCTTGTTCGCAATAAAAAGTCAAGCCCTTCTTAATCATCAACAGCGTCATTTGCTGGATGTGACTAAGAACGACTAAAGTAGACGCCTGCTTGGATCTATCTTGAGTCCGCGAAGCCTCAAGAATTTCTTGAAAGCGTTGACGGACTCCGATCTGGTCGGCCATTCTGTTAACTACACAACGAAGTTAAAAAATTAAACTTAAGCTTTTTTACCTGCAGCTTTAACTTTTTTAGCTTTCCTCAGAGCTTCCTTACGCTTCTCCATTTTTTCTTCTTTATCTCCGTGTTTACCCTCGTGCTTTGCCTTATTGGCAAAGTGCTCACGGAGTTGTTCGGGCATCTGGTTAGCCATCGGGAAGCAGATAATTTCTTACTCTATCTAGTTTAAACAACTCTGGCGGTAATAGGTCATGTGGGTACGCTTGTAAAATATGATCTTTTCGACCTAAAGGATCTGTACTTCCCGGTAAAGCTTTATAAGAATCTAAAAAGTCTAACATTTCTTGGCTGTAGGCAGGAGCATGTGCGTTAGGGATATCGTCGTAGCAATGAGAAAACGATGTGAGTTTTCGTTTCATCCGAGCTGAGTCACCCATCCAAGAAAAATGCCAACCGCAATCGCAATCCCCCACAACAAGGCCATTGTCCTTCATTCGGATTTGCGAAGGTGTTTCTTCTAGGTGATCGTATAAAACCACGGTGCCGCAAGTCCAGTTATTTGGGGGTTTGGAAGGATCACCTTTCGGATCAATAACTCTAAGATCTGCCCTCCCGTAAAACATAGGCATCGACAGACGTACACACCGGTCTGGATTCGCTTTGGCAATTTCGACAGCTTGTAAAACCGCCTCCGGCTTCGGTATTTCATCGACATCACTAAAGAAAAAGACGGAATCTGGTGGAGTTAAACGCATCCCCACACCGAGAGCGTCGCGTTGTGCATATTCCCGTACCCATGGATTAGGAGCTACTTCTTTAGAAGGCAACTCAACGTGAAGAACTTGTATTTTTTCTTCAGGTAAACCTAGTTCTCGAATCGTATCAAGACAAGTAAAGGGTTTTGGGTCCCCTTTAAACGTCAAATTTCCATCCGTAATGATAAAGCCGTCAACAATATCCTTTAAAAGATTTACCCTTAGTTCAAGGAGTTCTTTTTCGTCAAAATATAAAAAACAATCGTAGAGCACGACCTTTAGGCGAGTGTCACTATGATGCTAGCACTGAGTTGGTCGGATTACCATTCCCTGCTCGCGCTGTAAGAGAGCTTTGTGTTGGTCCTTTCTGAGTTGCCTTATTGATCGCAGACTGAATCAGCCTGTTTTTTACGTCTTCCATAAACGTTTTGGAACTATGCATCGGTGAATCAGGATCGTAAGCTTCTTTTCGTGTAGGAAAAAAATCGTGCCTCATTGGTTGATCTACGCTGCGTTGATACTGAGTTTGTTGACCTGCGGCAGATTCCTGCTTTGCAAAAGCATCCGAGAAAAAATCCCTAGCTTGATTAAAAGGATTAGACATAATTAGCTTGCCTTTCTCTTAATATACTCAGAAGCTCTCCGACGAGCCTCACGAGCTTTTTCTGTATTAGGAACGTGGGTATTGACGGGTTTATTACCAGCCGTTTGTTTTTTCTTTTTTTCGTCCGTCTCACGTCTTTCGGCAGGGCTCATTTGTGCCCACGCTGAACGAGGTAAATAACGTTCTGTGCGCCCGTGCTCGCGAGCTAAATCAGGCATTTCTTGTTGCCTCGTCTCTTACCTTTTCTTGAATTGCTCTATAAAGTAAATCTTCTGTTGTAGATGCAATGATTTTAGCTAAGGTTGGATCTAACGAACCAGAACTAAACATAGACCTACTTTTAGTAAGTCCTTTAAGCATATCATCAGACGTAGGTAAGTTACGCTCTCGATAGCTTTTACCCGATCCAGTTAAGGCATCGACAAGTGATGAAGGGGTCATTGTTTTTCTCGGTTGGATTCGTATTCTTCTTTAGTCTGCCAATCTTCTTTACCCCATTGGCGTAGACGATTGCTTTCGGATTTTTTTCCTTCGTAGGAACCGCCAGCATCTTTATAATACTTCACAGCAAGCTGCATGGCACGAGCACTGTGCCCTCCCATTTTTTTACGGGCTCGTGCTTTTGCTTGTGCCCATTTTTCAGGGTCACGTTTTTTAGCAATGTCTGCCATTAGTAAAGAATGTAAATGTTGTCTACAGTACTTACTCCGCTAATCGCTGTCACAGATATTGGTAAAAATACATCTGTTCTTATGTGATCAAAACTTAGGAATGAACCAGGAGAGTCAGCCAGTTGAACAACAAGAGTTTTGTCTGCATTTTTATTTGAGGTTTCTACATAAACTCCTCTACATGCAGGAAAAACTGAACTGACACCGGCAGTAGTTGCAAACCCACTGGCGTAAGGCAATGCAGCTGAAAAACCGTAACGACTCCCAAAAGCCCTAACGTCCATAATTACTCAAGTGTTTCTATAAGTTTAGCCAAATAAACCGCAGCTTTCTGTAAATCCTCTTTTCCATTTTTTTCCTCCCACCGCCACAGGTATTTAAAAATACAACATTCTAAATAGCCTTGAAATTTACTAAGGCCGACAGATGCTAGCTGCGCGTCATAGCACTCCATACCATTTCGGACATAATAATCTGGGTTAGTATTGTCCTTTGGCGGGGTTAAACCAGTAGATTGTTCCATTTTTTGATTCTATGTACTTCCGCAACGCATAAGCTTCTAATTTTGGTAAAACTTCACACTTATGTTTTTTGTTCAAAACGTAGCAGATCGATACAAAACGGGCACCGCCATGTAACACTGTTTTATATGGTTAACATACTTTCACAGCATATCAATAGGTCAGGATCACATAATAAATTTTTTGTGTATTTGTCGTCGTCATGACAAATCAGCCCACACGGGAGGATCTCGTAATGGTCTTTAACCTTACGTACAGGAACGCAACGCCTGTGCTCAAAACCAAAAGGAGGGTTTTCAAAAGCTAAACCCATCGAGCTCCGGTCAGCTATAGGCCAATTTCTAATCCCAACTTTCTCATAACTTTTTTGAGGATCATAACTATCGGAACGAATATAGTAATCTCCATCTTCTTGGTTTAGGATCATAGCTCCGTAATAAGGATTAGCTAAAGCAACGAAAAAACTAACAGAGTGGTCTACAACTAAAACATTGGGAACTTTGTAGCCCTGAGTGGACCAGACATTAGGGGTTTCTTTAGTAAGGGAATATCTGTAATAGTTATCAAAAGGAATTTTTTTATTATATTTTTTTTCGTATCTAACAAACCCAGGTTCAAGTTCGTACTTAGCTAAGACTGGTTTCCACTTCAAATAGTATTTAAAATTGTCATAAGTCATTAACATATCATTTTCTGTATAGATATAGTAATCTGCTTTTTTGTTTAAAATTGCCAAAGCTAAATCTGTCTTGTGAGCCCAAGTTAAAAACCAACCTTCGTACCCAGGAGAAGCAACTTTAACTTGTATATTTAACTTACTAAACTCGCTTAGAAGGGTTTCTAAAATCTCTACGTCGTCTTGAGAGCCATAATCTATGTAAATATTTGTTTCAAAAGTAAAAGGAAACTCCATATAACCACGCAGGAGATTGACCAGACAGTCAATGCGCTCTAAGGGTTTATGCGCCGTGATGGCAACCCAGATCTTCTTGGACATAAACCCCAAAATCCTCTTAGTACTCTATTGAATAATTGCCTCGCCTTTGTAAATAAGTTATTAAATGCGTGTATGCGTCTAACAGGTCGTCGTGCGACGTTGCCCCCACATTGATAATCTGATCAAACAACGCATCAAATTTTCTATATCTGTTAAACACAATTTTTTTATTTTCTAGCAAACCTAGCGTCCCTCTAAAACGAGCTATTTTATCTCCTCTAAAACCGTTAACTTCATGAATATGTAAATTACTCAACCCCCGCTCATTTAACAAAACTCTTCTAAGGTCCGCCGCTAAACTCGCTTGGTAAGCAACTGACTCAACTACCAGCGTAACCGTAGAATAAGTCGGAAAATACGTATCGTTTTGAAAAGATAAGATTCCCCATTCAAGTAGCATATCGCATAGCAAATCTATTTTTTCTAGATTTCCAATAGACCGACATTGGTGAGAATCAATAATGAAGTATTTGTCTTTAAGCCTTCCGCCTAAAACAAAAGCTGTATAGTCGCTGGTTTCATTTCTACTTGCGGATAAATCAATACCGATAGCCAGCGAATCAAATTCAGTTTCAACTTCAGCTCGAACAAGCAAGTCTGGAGAAACAATTAAATCCGTGGTTAACACCGGTTGTTGCTGGTACTGGAAAGCAAATGCCACAGGGTCAAGTTCTTTCTGACCGAGTAAGTACTGAACACTCCACTGCTCAGGCCAATAACTTACGGGGTTGCCTTGATTGTCGTAAGTGACAGCTTCTTGTGTCACTTGTTTCCAATTTTTTTCCGGCGAAAACATTGTTTTATGTATATCTAACGGGTGAAAACGTGTACCTAAACAAATAGCTCTACCCCCTTCAAAAATAATTGGTGCGATAACAGATGACCAGTTGTTGTTCATTTCATCTCTAATAGCAGGGTTTCGTATATCCGCGCTGCTTTTGATGGGGTCGTCGATGAAACAGTTGCTTACAACAAATCCATTCGCAATAAAATTATGATCTGGATGGTCTATTTCAAGGTCATAGACAATGTGCGTTCCTCCGCTAATTTTTTCAACTCCGGAAACGGTGAGGGTCTCCCAGCTTTGTCTGTAATCTGATGGTGAGCCACATGACACTGACGGCAAATCGTTATAAGATTGCAAAGAATGTTGTTTGACCGGTCGTGATCTATGTGATGAACACACAGGTTTGTTCGCACTGTCCCGTCTTTTGTAGATAACTTCTTCTCCTTCGTATTGCAACCGACACAGATGAAACTGTCCCGATTTAAAACTATCTTCCTCAGTTTTTTGAAGTCTCCTATATAACCCCCATGCTGGTAATTTGGGTTGTCCACACCGGTCATTTTTTTGGAATGATTTAAATCTGCACACTGGCGAGAACAAAACTGTGTCGTATGCGATGTTGGGCGAAACCTTTTGTTGCAATACAGACACACCTGAGGTTTTAAAATTTGCTTCGCCTGCCCCGCACAAGTCCGAGAACAACACAGAATCTTTTGATCGGTGCTTAATCTCTGAGCTAAACGGGAAGACATAACCGTGAATATCTCCTGACAGCAGGGGCATTGAATCTCTACTTGAAATTTTCCTAGTTTTTGCCAACAAGTTGTACAGATTCTTTGTGTGCGTTGTTTTTCCTGACCGCAACTTAAACAAACTTTTAGTTGATTCGCAGGCGGATACTCCGATAAGGGTTTGCCCTGTACTAATATCTCCCGCCCATTCGTACCCTTGGTCTGTCGTAAGGAAAGGATGCTCGGGAGTTGCGGAAATATAACGGTTATCTGTTGTTCTAATTCGAACAATTTTTGAGGAACAACGCCGTGTAGCTGCTGCCACGTCGCTCCAATCAATTTGATGTGTTTTTGAGTTTCTGACAGCAATTTGGAAGCGTCCTGGGTCTGCATATATTTTTTTAATTGGCTGTTCGCCTTGATCTGTCAAGATTAGTGTATCGCCCGTAAGACACAAATGTGCGCGTTTTGAGGTAATTGATCCTCTAAGACCTGCAGCACGTAGTGTGAATTCTTCGTCACCTACTCTAGGGATACCTGCGTATTCAAAATCAATAGACCAACCAACGTCACTTTGCATACCTGGTTTAAGCCTGCAATTAGGAAATATTTTTTTAAACTCAACTGAGTCAACAATTTGTTTGATGATTCGACTTTTAGGAATAGCAGTAGCAATGTTGTAAGAAATATAAATAATTTGAAGGGGCATCTTTGCTGCTGTATGACGCCCGATACACCACGCAGTGAACATATTGAGCACTGTGCTTTTCGCTGATCCTCTGGGACTTAATATATCAAGGTTTGACCCTGCTATATCTAATAAGTACTTATTGCTTTCGTTTGTTATCAAGTGTGTATACCACTCCAACATATGTCTTGCTGGAGGTTTATCTAAAAGAGTACAAAACGTCTGAAAGTCACCCGCTGCTTTGGTGTAAATAGAATTCTCTCTTGTGCTCGAATCTTCAACAGCGCGAACAGCATTTAACTGAGCCCGGCGACGATAAGCAAAAGTTTCCCGGCTAGGCATGTCAGTAAGCTGGCAATGTCGCTATACTAATCGTACTTCAAGTTTACCGTAAAAGTGGCAAAAGTACTCTGGTACGGAGATGCATGTTCTAACACTGGATTTGGTCGTGTAACAACTAGCGTACTAGAACACTTACAGAAAGAACATGAAGTAGAGGTTATAGGAATCAACTATAATGGAGATCCTCATGATCTTCCCTATAAAATTTATCCAGCATCAAACTTAGCTTGTCCGGATCGTTTTGGTATTCCACGGTTGCCGGAGTTAATCGACAAGATTAAACCTGATATTTTTATCTGTTTAAATGACGTTTGGATTGTAAATCAAGTATGGGAACGCATTCAATTCCTGAAAGATAAATATAAATTTAAGTTTATTGCTTATTTTCCTATCGACAGCGAAGCTTATTACCCCGAAATGTTGCGGAATATTCCGCATTGGGACTTAGCCATAACATTTACAGTTAACTGTGCTCATAGAATTCTTAAAC